AGGCGCAGGACAACGTCAACAAGATCGCCGCCGACGTCATCCTCAGCCAGAAGCGCGTCGGCGGCCTGCAGGCCGTTCGCGTTCCGTACTTCCCGGCCAACAAGATCGTCGTCACCCGTCTCGACAACCTCTCCCGCTACTACCAGGAAGGGGCACGTCGCCGGACCATCGTCGACAACGCCAAGCGCGACCAGATCGAGAACTACGAGTCCTCCAACGACGCCTACGTGATCGAAGACTACGGCCTGTTCTGCGCCGCTGAAAACATCGAACTCGTCTAACCGGCGACACCGTAGCAACCGGGTCGGCCCCAGGGCCGCCCGGACTTCCCAAGGAGCCCCCCATGCGCCACAGCCCCGCCCGCGCCCACTACGAACAGACCATCGCCGCCCAAACCCCGGCCGAAGACCAACCCCTCGACCGCGACGCCGCCAACGCCTACGAGCTGATGCTGCTCAAGCT